CCCCCTTTTCAACTAGGTTTCTATCGCTGCGGTTCATTGTTTGTGTCAGTCATCTATCTGTTGCCCCTCATACGTTTGGCCCCTTTCGTTCTGCTATATGGGGAATGTGACGGCTGCGGTGATCATCACGATTAAAGCGAAGCACAAATACACAAAAAATGCGAGGCCAGTCGTTATTAAAAGATTCAACATTATGCGATGCTCACATTTTGGGAAAAGTTGGCCGCGCCGATGCCGTGCGCTACAATGGCGATGGATTTCGCTCTGATGCCGGAGCCTGCGCATAGCCCGCAGCTCTCGCATTGCGTTCGTTTGCCCGCCTCTTTCGATGCCGGGCATAGTATCTCACGACCGACGACCACGTCGTCCACGTCATCGATCACGCGGAACGTCCGGACATCGCCAGCCCAAAACGTTTCCGCTTGTTCCAGCGTGTCGGCGCTTGCCATTACCATGTCAGGCCTGAAGTCCGCACCCCGAACGCCTGACTGGTGACTATAGCCGGTATGGCCGCTCGCTTTCGTCAATAGAGCCGTCCAGACATAGCTAGGGACGGCGCTTGGGTCGCCATAAGTCCCTAGCCGGACCTTGCGGCCATTTCCCATGCCCACCATGCCTAGAAGGTCTGTGCGGTGCGGGTAGATTCCGTTAATCAGCCCACGCCATACATTCATAGGGCCATGACCTAGCGTGACATAGCAGGAGCGCTTGGCGGCTTGCTTTTTGGCTGGGTCGTCGGTCGGCTCGCCGCGATGCGGGCATGTACCGCAGATCGAATAATCATTGCCGGACTTGCTGGCATCCAGCGGCGACATGTCAGCACGTAAGATATAGGTCTGGACCATCTTGCCCGTCTTTTTGTTGCGACTATCACCAGTTAGCACGACGACGGTGATGCGCTCGTGATCGATCTGAGATGGGCCATTATAAACAATGTATCCTGTAGGTTTCGACATGCTCATGATTGACAGTCCCTTCTGATTAGCAGGTTATTTGATAAATTTTAAATGCACGCGCCGCCAGCGCTGGATCGCGTACCGAGCGCCGACCAGTTGGTTGACGCCCTTCGTTGCACATGTCTCCTGGAAATCGGCGCAACTCAGCAATAGGCCAATGGCTTTTGCCGTGTGCATGGTGCCCGCCAGTATACCGTATCGCGCGGCATGATACGGCCAGTCCGGGCCTTGCGCGTCGGCATCCTGTCTGCTGTAAATATTCAACATGTTCCAAGCCCGTCAAAAAACTCATCGATGTCCGCTAATGCAGGTGATGTCGCCACCTCGCCCAGGATTTCTACCTCAGCCCACTCGTCGCATGGATGAGCATCGCATACTCCGCGAGCCGCTTGCGTCGCGACGATGTCTGCTTCCTTGGCACCCCTGGCGACCACCAGATCAATGTAATTATCGCGGTGGTTCGTGAACGCCGTTCTATATACCCAATAGCGCGGCTCGGTTTTAAGTGTAGTCTTACAAGATTTAATATAGTGGTGGAATTTTGTCATCAGTTGTTCCCCAGTTAATTATACATACAGCCTGATAGCCACGGGATTACAGCGGTAGTATGCGTCTAGCCAGTTGCCCTTGTCCGCCTGTCGAAAGTCTATCTGAAAACATAGAGACTGGCAAAGCCTCTTAGCTCTTGCGGTTGTCACCTTCCCACAGGCCCAGTCGTATAAAATGGATTCAGCCTGTAGGCGCGGGATTACAGCGGCATTCATGATGCGCGCCCCGCTAAAAAAGCAACGTTTGCGGCATAGAGGCGTTTGCGACGCTTGCTTTCACGCCAGGCTGCTTTTTCTTCACTCATGCGAGTCCACCTTCGGTCCTGAATATACATCACGATTCCTGTGATGATGCTTGCGGGGCCAAGGAGCAGCAGGGCGAACTGTAGAGCTGCGGTGTGTATCGGGTCCATTTGGGTAACTCCTGTTAGGTGTATATGTAGTGAGACAGTACATACACACTTACCGCTGTGCAAGATGTAAAATGCAAGGCCACGCAAAAAAGACGGGGAGGAAGAGGAAGGAGCCGACACGAAAGACAAACACCACTGATCGCTGCGGACATCGGCTATGTACATTGTCTAAATATGCAGGATTGGCTCAAACGCTGGGTATTTGAGGCTTACTGTGAATGTCCATGTGTTTCGGAGGCCTTAGAGGGTGCCCCACCCCCCTCTTGCTGCGTTTTCCAGAGGGTATACGAAGGGGGGCAGAGGGGGGGCCAGGAAGGTGCCGCGTATAAAATAAGGGTTTCAGATTTTTCTGTAGAAATCCATCAGTACCCCGTGTCAACCTACAGATATTCTGAAGACACCTCCAAGTATCATCACGAGTGCCGCTGAGTTAACTACAAGCAACGCTCTGTCATGCCATTTGTACCCTACCCAGGCCCACCCAGCAGCACCAATAGCTGTCAGAGACATGTCCAGTACCTGGAACCCTCCAGAAGACCTAGCAGCAACACCAATTAACAGGAGACTAGTAGCTACCCACTTGATCACCCACGTAGCCCCGTGCCCAGGAGTAACCTTAGTTTTAGAACAGTGGACACCAGTAGAGCCCTGGTTATTATTATTGTTGTTAATGATAATCATTCCTTTAGTACACTGTAGTCAACTAAAGTAACCCTTAGTAAGGGTAACCTTAGGTACAACCGGAGGGGGACAGTTGTGTTAACCTAAGGTTACCCTAAGGGGAGGTAACAGGAGTTAACCCCCCATACCTTCTAGTATGGCTGCAAACTAATTCATCCAAACCATGGGCCTGGTATTGTCATGCTGTCTTCTGTTCATCCTTGGGTTTCTAACAGCATCAGCAAAGTCATCCAGATCAGCCTGTAACGCCTTATCTCGTTCCTCTGTTATACCAAAGGATGCATCTCTGGCCATCTGCTCAACCCAGTAGCCCACAGCCATAGACAATGCGTCTAGCCTATCGTCATGCCTGAGGGCTCCTCGTTCGTAAGTCACCCTGGTCATCTGGTAGATCAGTTGTTTACTGAGTCTGACAGCTTGGTCGTACTTCTGGGCACTCTGGTAGTCCTCTTCGACTACACCGGGATCAATTACCAGTTTATGTCGGGCTACTACTGGCTCAAGAGTGTCTATAATTCTCTTCTCTTTCTGCTGACTGTGTCTGACCTCTTCGATCATCACCCTGTGTATCTTGTTCATGACAGGCATCAGCAGCTTGGTATACATCCCGTCACCGAAGTTACTTTCGACAATGACCTCGTTTACCAAGTGCTTTTTAGCTATCTCAGCAAGCCTCTTGAGAGTGTCATCATCATACCCCCCTTTAAGCCCTCCACAGGCTGTGACAAAGAGATACCCATTGAGCATCTTGACCACTGCATACCCTGTCTCATCTGCGCCTCTACCTGAGGGATCGATGGCCATCACCGCACCTGAGTATTCCGACACATGCTCCCTGTCTATGTGCATGGGGGCGTACATGTAGTCCCCGTTCATCGCCGTATTTGGGAGAGTATTCATACGTCTGTCTTCATCTGGCCCCCAAGCAATCTTCATGGGAGCCAGGGTTTTGTCACAAGCCATGAATATCAGGTCTCTGACTTTTAGAGGGTATCTCTCAACGTCACTAAGCTGCGTATTCAGCATGAACTGTAGACTGAACCCTGCTTTTCCGTAAGACGCCTTTCGTTCCATCAAGTCTTCAATGTCAAACCTGAGGGGATCAGTGGGATCACCTGCGTCTACAGGCAGCTCACGTATGAAGTCAGACAGCATACTCCCATACTGATCAGCCTCCTTTGCGCTTGGCTTTAACGCTGGCCAAATTCTCAGGTCATATCCGCGATCTGCTAACGCCTGATACAAGCTGTCCTCTGTCTGCGGGGTTCCCAGATAGATTATGCGCCCACCAGGTGACAGCACAGCATCAAACTCTTTGACCTGTTCAGACAGCTTGTCCCTCATCTGCTGAGTAGCTGAGTTATTAGGCACCTCAACGTCATCTGCAATAATTAGGTCACCGCGACTGCCTGTAAGCTGCCCTGTGATCCCCACAGATTTCACTGAGGGAGCGTGGGCTGCTCTAGCAGGGCCAACATCAAAAGCAATCTTAGAGCTTCTTTGTTCTTCTTTAGGCTTTAGGTGCCTCAGGAATGGAACTTCTGATATAAGTCTAAGAGTAAACGTCGAAAACGCATCCGCCCGCTCCTTAGATGCACTAACAACGAGTATTTTCGTATCAGGGTCTCTGTAAAGTTGCCAGAGCGTAAATGCGGAGGTAATCCACGATTTACCGACTCCACGAAATGCCTGTACGCAAGATCGCTTTGGGCCGTGTTGTAAATAGGATGCAATATTGTACTGTACCGAAGTTGGAGGAGGTAATGTTAAGTGTTTCCATATTAAGAACAGGAATTTTCTAAAATCATCTGATATGGCGTCTTCAGAGCGTCCCTGAGTGTCCTTAGAGACACTATTGGCTATGGTCGCCTCCGAAACACCCTTGTTGCTCTGTACGGGCTTCTTAGTGGCTTTATTGGGCATTTTAATCTTTAATGTAGTTTCTCATCGTCGAACATGGGCAAAGAGTCTACTAAATGAGCCAATGGGCTGTTTTCAGTCATCTGTGCTTCAATATTATTGTCTTTTAAAAACTTAACGGCGACAGAAAGCTCTTGGCTCGTGGCTTCCCCGCTTTGTACCCTTCGGAGTAAGTCTGTCGCCACTTCACTGTGTAAGTTTGCTAGTAAATCTTCTGGAGTTTTCATATTCCCAGTTTACTCCTAAAAGTGTCTATTTCATCGGAAGTCATTTTAAACCTTTCTCTAAGCCCTCCATACTTCTTTAAAGTTACGGAGTACTCATCGTACAGATTTGATTTTTCTGGATACGATACTGTTAAGTGTGTCCAGTTATGGTGTCCCATGTAAGCTTTGAGTAACTTTAATTCTCTTTTATTTAGAGTTATAAAGTCTTCGCTCACTTACTTCCTCTCATGTTTTCTCTAGACACTCCCTTGGTCTTTTCTAGTGACCGCATTCCACCAAGACCCAAAAGTGCCATAATTAGTCCAGTGAGTTCCTCAGTCTGAAGCGTCGGCAGTGTCACCATGGGATACCAAACGATCAGCGCCCAAGATGTAATTGGCGCGAGAATGTATTGCCACGCTAATGCAAAGGCGCATATCCACATTATAGCGGGCCTAGAGCCGCTTACAAAAATGGAGGGGTGTTTCGCTTGTTCTATATTTGCCTGTGCCTGTAGCGCATCTAGGCTTATTAATTGTGTCCTGAGTTCTGCATCTAGTTTTGTCTTTAGGTCTTTATCTTCGACAAACTTATCTAAGATTTTACCTGTGACACCTATGACACTTTCCGCAATACCAAGCATTATGTTGATACTCTTTTATTAAACATTAAAGGAAAACAACTTCCGTCCCAAGATACAAATTCACCTTTCTTTTGACGGACATTCATATTCATCATTATAATCTCTGGAGAAGGGCACCCACCATTTACTAAAGTTTTTTCAAATGTAAATGATCCATCTGTGTGCATTAACACAAGAATAAGGAGAAACTTTTGAATAATTGGCATTATTTTGAATCTCCTTTTATAACTGGGTGTGAGCCATTGTGCATTTTATTCAGCCGCAAAATTTCTTGAGAATGAGCCTCAATAGTGGTCTCCATTCTTTCTAAAGAACGGTGGAGTTTCTCACGATTTTCTGGAGCAAGTATAGTAGCTAATACGTTCACTTTGTTTGCGGAAACTTGAGTTGATATGTTGTTTTTTTCTAAACTGTCAAACAACTCACCAATGTGTTTTTGCATTTGTTTGGAGTCTTCTTCTAATTCTATGCATTTCTGCCGGGTAACTATGAATGAAGTTATTACGCTTATAAGCATTCCACCAAGTGTGATGAGCAGTCGTGCGTCTAACTCCATTACTAATCCGCCAGCCAAGCTTGTTGTTCTTCGCTCCACGACACGCTTATACCGTTATTGGGATGCGCCACTGGCGGCGTCCATTGATATGTTTCCGCGTCAAGGCTCCAGCTTGGGTAAAGTTTTGGTTCGTAAAAAACGTCGTTAACGCTGTCATAAGTATGCCCGGCACCAGCATAATTTTTTCGGATTGATCCGTCTTCAGATGTCTCAACCCAAGTGCCACCAAAAAAGTTATTGCACCAAGCGGCGTCACGCCCTTCCTCGACAACGACGACACGTTCGACAATATTGTTGTCATTTACTTCGGCAAAAAAACTCATCAGACATCTCCGGTGTTTGTCGATGGATAAAATCTACCAGTGCCAAAAATCACACGCACCCCACCGGCAGAGCCAGCGCCACCGGGTGCTGAAAAGGCTCCTTGCGATGCTCCACCACCACCCCCAAATAAGCCGCCGGCACCGCCAGAGCGGTTGCTAGCAGTCGATGCGCCAGCGGACCCACCTGATCCACCAGCGCCGCCAACCGATGCACTTGTGCCACCAGCCCCGCTTGATCCTTCACCAAGTAATCCAACACCGCCTCCACCTGGACCTCCAAAGTTAGCACCTGAGTCTCCTCCAGCACCGCCACCACCACCGCCGCCTGACCCGTTTGAGCCGGTTGACGCCCGTGTCCCCGCCCCGCCAGCGCCCGAGTACCCTCCAGCACCACCGCCGCCAGGAAGCGGCGACCCCGACGAGCCAGCCGCACCACCATTTCCACCACCGTCACCCGTTCCTGAACTGCCTCCGGCACCGCCGCTGCTGACATAAGTCCCGCCGTTGGCAACGCAATCCGACGCGAAGCTAGAAGCAGCCCCGTTAGACCCACTTCCGTTAGCGCCAGCAGCCCCGCCAGCGCCAACAGTTACTGTAATTGAGGCACCGGGTGTGGTGGAAATATTGTTTTTGAATCGAAGTTCACCACCGCCACCAGCGCCTCGGGCTGCGCCACTTAGGGCTGATCCTCCCCCGCCCGCGCCGCCGCCGACACAGACAACGCAAACAGTAAGGACATCAGCGGGCACCGTAAACGTGCCAGAGGCTGTGAAAACTTGCTGCCCAGCGGGGGCAAATGTACTCATCCCACCAACAGAAATCGGCATCAAACTCATTGGAGTGCCTTCACTGTCAAACTAGAGAAGGTCGTACTCCCATCACTGTACCTACAGAGGAACAGGAAAAATTCGTGCCCGTCCGTGTTTGTCAGCGAGTCGCCGTCCACCAAATTAAAATTGCTCGTTGAAATTGTCCCTGCACTGGCGTTATTTTTTTGAAGCAGAACCATGGTGCAGTTTTTTGCGGGTGGTGCCAAAGTGTGAGCGCCCCCATTGACAAAATGCTGCATGTTCCCAGTATCAGGTGTCGGAGTGAAAGTTCCGCTAGCCTTAGTGCCAGAATCGACGGTCGCGCTGCTAAAACCAGCCGTCAATTCGGAAGCCGTCAATTCGGAAGCCGCCAAAGCGCCTGTCAAAGTTCCGGTTGTCGTCAGGTTTTCATTGTCAAAACCCAGGGTGCCAGTGCTGGACGTGATGGTTCCAGAGCCATTTACGGTTACGCTCATTTCTTTAACTCCATGACAATGCAACACCGTGGACTTGGATGTCTTTGGTGTTATGCGTTGTAATTTTATAGACCAGTGAGCTTCCTGACGTGGAGGTCAGTGTTGTCTCCGCACACTCATAATATCGAGTTCCGGTTTGCCCCAAGGTTGATTTGAGAACTAGGGATACTGAGGTATAGTTGGCACCTCCGTCCCGCGACACGAATCCTTTTAGGTCGGTGTTGATTGTGACGGTGCCTGTCTCGACTGTTTGAAAACCGAGGACAGTTTTGGTTGGCGCGGATGTGGCCGTGAAGGCGTTGGAGACGAGCGTCATATTGAGCGTGTTCGTTTCGAAGAATTCAATTTCCGCGAACGACATGACGCAATTAGTGTTCGGCGTAATTCGCACCCAAACAAAACGAAAAGCCGTTTCTGTAAATCCGGTAAGTTTTGCCTGTTGTGCGGTTGAATCTGTCATCGCAGAAACAACGGTGGCCAGCACTGTCCCATCACCCGAGTTTGATGGGGTTGTATTACTGCCCAGAACGTCAATCGTGACCGAACTGCCTGTGCCGTCGATATAGCCTTGATCGCTCGAGGCGTAGACCTTGACCCCTGTTATGGTCTTAGTGTTTCCAGACCCCCAATCTTTTCCGACGAACGCGCTCGCCGTGTTCGCGCCAGTATTTGACGTGGCGGCGGCAGACATTGCTTGACTCGTCGTACCGTCAAACGCGGCAGCGAGACCACCGGCGAAGGTCATGTTGCCAATGTTTGCGGACCCTGAGTAATTTACTTCGGCCTGCGCCTTACCGGTATAAAAACCACCTCCGCCCGCCGTAAAGTTTTGATTAACAGAGGCATCGGCTGGAGCCGCAATTAGCACTTTAATTCCCAACTCTCGATCTGCGTGAAAGGTACTAGCGTCTGCGTATCCTGTTCCTGTAATCAGCCCGCCGGCTGGCTGACCCGCTGTACCTGCGGTGAGTCGATAAATCCCGAACATGGTTGTCGTGTTTCGGCTTATGACGATCCAGTACTCTGTCCCGGCGACAATGTTGAAGGATGATGGAAAATTTTCCGTGTGATAAACGGTTGCTGCCCCGAGCGCGTACGCCGTGCTTGTTGTTAGGACTGCGTTGCTGTCCACTAACACCCCTGTGGGCGTTGTCGATCCGTCGCTCGTCTCAATCCGGTAGTCTACCCCAGCCGCCTGTGCAATTCCTGCGACGTTAAATTTTACGCCGGTTACTGTGCCAGATATTGATGCGGTAAATCTCTGAGCCACGAAAGCTGAGTCGCTCCCGTGAGTATTTCCCGTCACCGCGCTGCCGCCCTCTTCCGACGCCGCAACACTATTTACGTCTGTCTCATCTGTGAGCGGATCGACGATTCCGTTGAGCAGGGTAATGCGGTCAGCGGCACTACCGAGGGCAATGTTGCGAAGGTCTCCCGATAGATCACCTGGCATATTGGTCAGGCTCGCGGCTGATCCGTTCGGAGCCAGGACATCGGTTCCAATAACAAGGCCAAGGTCTGCGCGTGTCGTGGTGAGATCGGCGGGGTTTAATCGTATTGTCATCATTCGCTCCAGTGAGCGTCGTCAGACGCATCGAAATTGAGAATCTGTTCGTCGGACATCGAGCCGATTGACGCCTCGACCTCGTTCGATTTTGTGCGTATCGCTACGACTTTTGCCCATTCGGTTTCCGCCGCTGACTTAGTGTCGCTGTTGCTCGAGGACATATCGGCTATAACATTTCGTTGTGTCCAATCAGGCATCAGCGCGAGGATGCGCCGTCCAGCTTCCGCTTTTACGCTGGGCGTCAGTATTTCTTGGGCATCAGCGGCGTCGATGTATATGACGGTCCCGTCAATTCGTTTGATTGTCATCAGCCTTTCTCCTCGATGATTAATTGTGTCGAAGACACGGCCAGACCGGCAATTCCGAGCGAAGCGTTCGTCGTCTGTACACCTCCCGTGGCGCTTACATAATATGTTGTGCCGGCGGTAAGCCCCCCGCCCGTTGGGGTTGCCACCGCCCCTGGAAGTTGGACGGTGACAGCCGCGCCGTCCGCTGCCGCCGCGCTCGCGAACCCGAGGACTTTTGGTTTTGTAATGTTAGTTGTCGTGCGGGCAATCCTAACTGGGTATGATACTGACGGTCCCGTTTGCGGGCGGCTTCGCACCAGAAACGCATCAACATCCGGCGAGTATGCGGCTGACAGTCCGTGATACGTCGGCACCGCAGCAATTTGAACTGGCCCCGTAATCACGAAGCTATCGCCAGTGGCGTTGGTTCCGGCTGTGACATCGACGACCCAGTAAGATAGGTTTGAACTGGACGCGACATTTCCGGCAAATAAGACGACCAAATTTGTACCAGGTATCGGGACGGTGACGCTAGAGACAACGGGCATGGTCGCATTGATTGTTTGGAGGCCCGATATGTTGAGGCCGCCACTCATGGACATCGACCGGAACTTCTGGCCGTCGAACCAATACGCACGATCCGTGTTCGCGTGATAAGGCCAATTCCCTTGGTACATAAATCCATCGGAATCTGACATTAAGATTTCCGCAGTTTCAGACCACGTTGCCGCGCCCCCTGATCCGCTTATAGGACCGTGCGAAACGGCGGCTCGGTAGTCGGTGCCGCCAAAATAAAAATGTGTTACAAACGCCAACTGCTCTTGGACCGGGAACCACACCGCGCTTTCGTAATATGCGTAGCTTGCACCCCCGGTTGTAAATGGCATCGTTTGCTGACCGCCGGAAGATGCAAGCGTGTCAAGGCTAGCATCGCTTCCTTTTGTTATGTCCCAGAATCGACGGCTAACCGTTGATGGCGATGCTGCGTAGGTACTAACGATCATGTTGTCGTTAGGCCCCGCCCAGGAGGTCGAGCCATAAGGATAATTGCCACTAACGTTGTTGGTCAGCCCGTCAATATCAAGACCGAGCGACGAGCTATACGAGAAAGTGTTGATGGCCGGAGGATACGGGCTTGGTCCCTGATAATGTGCAATTGCCCGGTCTTGAGCTTCGGAATATCTTAACGAGTACGGCGTGCCACTCGACGCGTTTGTTGTCGGTGCTACCGTCTCCGTGATAGCCAGGTCTTGAGCCAGGTCTAAGACAATAGTCCGAAGCACATCACTGCCGCTAATCGTACTGCGATTAACCTGCAAAAATTTATTTGGGACAGTCATGTAACACATTCCGCCGACATCGGCGGCTGTCTCATTCGTTGGCGAGTAGCCAGTGCCAACGGCAGCTGTCACCACCTCTCCCGAGCCTTCGGTCACAGTGCCGTTTGAGTTGAGGAGTACCACTTTTCCAGCGGCAATTGCGCCAGAGGCTGTCAGTGCGATTGATCCACCGCTTGGCGGGATATCGAGGACAGAACTGGGAAGTTTGTTGTTGCTCCCGACGACTGGGACAGTCCCGTTTGTAGTGCCTGTGTTGACTGCGGCAGCGGTTCCTAGTCCTAATCCTGTTCTAGTGGCGGCAAGGTCGTCCGGGTTGATTGTCCACGTACCCATTTTTTATGTTCCTATTACATGCCAAGTCGCGCCGGTCGAAACCGTCACGCTTGAGCCGCTTGTTATTGTGATGGGGCCAGCGGACATTCCGTTTGATCCACTAGGTATTGTGAGGGCCGCATTACCGCTGATTTGATTTTTGTTTGTGCGGATGACGCTCTCCTCGTCAGTCCCGTTGCCGTCAAGGCCGGGACCACCACCACCAATGCCCGCCCATTCAGTGCCATTGTTTCCCTCAAATTTTACATCTGTTGAATTAAAACGAATAAAACCGGCTTGGGCGCTTCCGTCTCGTTGTGCCGTTGTACCAACCGGAAGCACTGCCGACCCAGTTGCTGACGTTTTAGTGACAACAGCGTCACCGCTAATCGCAGCGTCTTGCCAACTCGATCCATTAAAGATTTTAAGAACATTAGAGGTGGTGTTGAAATACTGATCGCCAGCCGACAGCGCGTCCCCGTCAGTGTCTGTCGAAGGGTCGCTAGAGAATGCGCCAAGATATACGTCTGTGAAATTATCCAACGCAAGTTCAGCCGCAGTCTTAGCTGTCTCAGCAGCTGTCTTAGCAGTTTCCGCTGCGGCCTGTGCGGTCTCTGCTGCTGTCTTATTTGCTGCGTTACTGGCCAAGACTGTTTCTACATGGGCTTTTGTCGCGACATCCTGGGCATCTACTGGATCAGCGGTGTTTCTAATTCGTTTTGAAAGCGCGTCCCAGTGACTAGTGCCGTCTAGTACAATAGAGTTTTCTGAGTCATCTGCTGATTCTTGTACTGCAAACAGTAACTGATTTGTATTAGTATTTAGGTCTGAAGCTTTAAGCGTAGAGCTATTACTGAATACTACACTAGCAGTAGTTATGGGCGTAACTCGGGCCATTTTAATAGTAACGTTATTTGGATTAGATGAATCAGATGTTTTAACAATGCGAACCGTGGTTCCGCCCGTTAAAACAGTAGCCGTAAACAGTGATGCTCCGTCAGTGGTAACGACGCCACCTACATAAAACAATAAATGGCTTTCACTGATGTAAGAAAATGGGATTGAAAAAGTATTTGTGGACCCATCCACACTACTGGCGTTTATGGTATTAGATGCGTTAGCCATTTTAGTTTCCTATTAATTCTTTAAAGGCCTCGGGCCGCTCGCCTCGTCTTGCATCCCGCCCGGCTTTCCTGGTTTTATTAACTTCAATAACAAGCTGTTTTAACGGCTCTGGTGCATCAGAAGATCGCCCTTCTTGCATCATTTCGCGTTCCGCAGCATCTCTGTATCGTTTAAAAATTTTAGATAAAACTTTAACTGCCGGGCCATCTTTATGATCTCGAGTGCCCACTGAAAGTCTTCGATAACTAGGACGATCTATTATTATTTCTAATTGCTGTCTTAGTGTATTTCCACCTAATTTAACCGTACTAATCTTGTCTAAGTAAGTGTCATAGACAGATGTACCGTCTTCCATAATGACCTGTGAAAAATCTGTAGTGGTCCCCATTGTTTTAGATGGGGGAAGACTAAAGGTTTTTCCAGTAAACCTTGCGATAGCTGCAAGCTCTTCCAGTACCATGTCTTTTTTGGGGTCTCTTGTAGACGCTGTAAACGGATGGGCTTTTGAAGTCATCCGGAGCAAGGGTTCTCCTAAAGCGTTCCTTTTAACTGGAGCGCTCTGTCCTCCAATTTCTGCGTTCCAAGCAGAACGGAGGCCATCAAGCATACTTCTTGTTTCACGCATGTAAGGGTCATCATTTAATTGATTGATGATGTTAGGGCTGAAACTTTTAACAACACCGGAAGCCACTCGGCCCATTGATCTCTCAGGGCTGATAATTGCACTCATAAAATCACTTAGTCCGCGCATGTAAGTTTTGTTAATTGTGTTCTCACTAATTGCAGTGACTAAACCTAAAACCAAATCTCCTACCCTAGTTTCTTCTCCTTGTTTACCTTCTAGTAAGGCTTCTTTTTGTAATTCAAATAAATCTGCGGCAATCCCCAGGAAGTTAGAAAGCGGCTCATACCGCTGGTACGGGATGTAATTTATTGTACCGTCATCTTTCTCTATTCTAATACTGTAAGGACGCCACCCTGTAGCTTGTAATTGTTTTTTTACTTTTGGATCAGATGGTCCTGACCCAGTAATAATTCCTTGGTAGGCAAGAAACCCCGCAACACCTGTAACAGCGTATCCCGTCATTAGCTTGCCGCGCGCTTGTGCTTTGAGAGAAGGGTCATCACCCATTAAATCTCTTTTTAGCTTTGTTTGTTTTTGAAACAGATGCACTCCTGGCGCGCGGCGGTATGTCGCCAACAGAAGATTTGTAGGGGTCCTGATAAACGGAAGAATAAATCTTATTTGTGGGTATTTGATTGCCGCCGTCTGTAGATATGCAAACGCACCGTCAAGCTCTGTCGTGAACGTGGCTTCTCTTGCAACATCCAGTGCTGCCTTGGAATGTTTATTGAGGGCGGCTCCTGGTTTAGTAGTAGCAACAGCAGCACCTGTTTCAAGATCAAAAGCTTGTTTTGCTTGGACATGCATCCAATCTTTAAGCCCTTCTTTTGTGAGCTTACCGTCTGCTATTTGTTTTTGACCTTCTACCCATAAATCAGCATGTAGTTTTCCCCTGTATGTCGCTTGCTTAAAGAATTCATCGGAAAACAACAGAAGCCTCGACGGCAGTGTAGTAGTTAAGTTTGCCCAGTTTTTCCCTTTAGTAGCTGTGCGTTTAAACTCAGCCAATGTTTCAAAAGATACTTTTTCACCTCCAAAAATACCTGTCATATGCTCGTTTTGTTCAAGTTTTCCAAGCTGATCTAAAACAGTTGTATCTTCTTTAAGAGCTTTAAATGCCATCTCTATCGCACTGAGCATCGATCCATAAGTGGCTCCTAGCTGCCTAATCCCGCGCATTGCTTCTACTCGGTCTCCCGCCACAACCCCACCAACTGCTTGTTCAATTGGCAACAAGTTTAAATTCATAAAGTTAGAGACGGTGTTGATTACCTGTGTGTTAGGGCCTGATAGCATGAAGTTAATGCGTAGACTGTTGAGACGGTCCCAGCGAGAACTTAAAGTAGTTGCGCTTGGGATATTCTTGTGTCCACCTTGTTCAGCAGCTTCCCTAACGTCACGCATGTACGACAATAGTGCAGATCGTGACCTGCCTGTTTTGGCAATTAACGCATTGTTTAACATGGTGTTTTCTTTATAAACCATTTTCTGTGCGTTCAATGCTCTCGCTACAGCTTTAACTTGTCCTCTATAAATACCTTCAAGGTTTCCAAATAGCTCAGTCATGCCAGCAACATCTAGTTCAAATTCGTCTCCGCTATCCCATCCAAGTTCTTTTAATTGGTCGTCAGTGATGCCATTTTCAGCGCGGCGCACATATATCTTAGAAATTTCTGCAAGGTGCTTGGCCATTGTATCTACAAACTGGCCTTTTGAGCCTAAGTCAGCAGCGAGTTTTGTAAAGTCATTCGGAGATAGCTGAGAAAACCTGTCCAATAATTCTTTTGGGTTGTGCTTGTATATTTTTGCCAACGTAACCGCGTAGCCGTTTACTTCCTGCCTTACTGCATCGTGGCTTTTAACAGCACCTCCCGCCATTCTGTCGTACTGGCTTTGAAACGCTTCTCCAACAGTTATTAAAACATCTTGGATATCATCATTACCGTTCACCTTTCTCAGACTGCGTGAAAATTCAGCCGCTGCTTTAGCTCTTCCTTCACCAAACGTTCCAGCTGTTGATGACTGAGATGCTGCCGGAACATAGTCTTCTCCTGTCAGGTTCATTCGGATGCCTGAACCTTCAAGAACTTGTTTTACTAAGTTTTGGGTAGCTGCGAAATACGGGCTTTTAGGGTTTCTCAAACTTTCAGTATAATCTCGCATGTCTTTATTTTCATTGAGATTGCGAGTGTGTTTTTCAGCTGAAGTTTCGGGAATAAGCTCTCCTTGTCCGTCTGCATCACTTCTATAAGTAATCTCTTCTAGATTAGGATTGTCAGGGATTTCATTTACAGGAGCAGGAGTTGCATCATAAGCTTCTTGCTGTCGCGCTACTGATGCGGCGTTTTCTCCTTCCGCTCCTTTTACTAACGATGCTTCAGCTTCAGTTGCGAGCTTGTTAGCGTCTTCTGTATTACCCTTCATTAGGTGGCTTTTAGCCCTGAATGCTAAGACGACGCCTTCAATCACCCCGCCTAAAACAACTCCTTCTATAGATGTTTTTAATCTGTTGATCATGTCAGAGTCATCAGGGTTAGTCATAAGACCTTCTGTAATGACGTTTTCTACACCCATGCTGTGGAGCCAGTTAGATAAGTTCCCGTCTGATCCTTCAAACGCTGTGAAGTCAGCGATGGCACCACGCACCATGCCTTCTCTAATTTTTTGCCCAGAAGATATCCCGCGCATTTTTTTACGCGCTAGTCTGTCTGCAACTTCTTGAGACATTCCTCGTTGTTTTGCAGCGCGGGTAGTTGCGTTTTTAATGACACTTGAAGCTTTAGCAAATTTACCGGGGCCAACAAAGCCGACTATAAACTGGGTAACTCCTGATACACCATTACCTACAAGGGTGTCTGGCTTCCCTACAAAATCGCTTGCTTGATTCCCAAACCCCCAATCTACCCCTTTTTCAATAGATTTAGTAACTTCATCGCCTGTCCACACAGTAGGATCAAAATTACCTTTTTCATCTAATAAAGTAACGTTACCAATGTTTTCAGACAGCCACTGTGCCGGAGTGTCCGCAAGACTCATTATAGCTTCACCAGCTTTTGCTACTCCATGGAACACGCCTTGTATTGTGTCCCCCGTGTCATACCATGCCCCGCCGTCATCTTCCGGTTCTACAGGCACTACAGGCGGTGCAACAGTGGGGGAAGATTGTCCGTAATGTTCCAGCGCCAGTTGGGCCGACCCTTGCCCATAGCTCTCCTCAAATGCACCTTTATATAATTCGGGGTTTTGTCTAAGTAGGTTTATGCTATCTTCCATTTCTATTTTTTGATCAATGGAATCTGCCACTACAGATCTCCTGGTTTTGTTAAGCTAGAAACAGTCTCAAACAGTTTATCAAAATAAGCGGGCCGCCCAATTATGGGAACACTTAAATCAAAGAATCTGTCAAAAAGTTGTTTCATTTGTTCTTCGTCTACTTCAATATTAGACTTTTTAGTTCCCGTTTTTCTCCGACGATTGTGATTTTGTTTGTATGTGTTTTCTGATTTAAATAGTCCTTTATTTCTAATCCTGCCTAAGAATTCCATAAATGCAGACATCTGATCTTCTGATATAGATGGGACACCTAACTCAGTTGATAATTCTCTAAGAGAAGGGTCTATTTCATCTAGTAAACTTTCCACATCTGTTTTAACATTTAATGGGTTACTGGAGTCTTCAACCTTTTGTAATGGAGGAGATTCCGTCGGTACTTCGGTACGAGTTTGTGTTACTTTGGGAGGTAAATGTTCTGTTAATTCTTTATAAATCTTTTGCAGCATCGTGTTGTTCATCCCTCCCTCAATCTTCGCAACTTGTTCCTCGAGCCAAGTTTCTGCCTGTTCCCGATTTTCAAACTTTACTGTTTTTGGGACTTTATCTTCCTTAGGTTCTTCAACTACGCCATTAACAACTAACAGTTCGTATATTTCTGCTTTAGAACTTCCTCCATACTCTGCTATTCCCTTTTTCCAGTCGGTGTTATCTTTGTGATTCGGCCCTTTTGCAACCAGGCGAACGGAGGCATCAGTCTCCACAACACTCATAAGCGCGTTTTTATTAATTGCTTTATTAAGGGCATCCATACTTCTGGGGTCCCTTGGAGAATACTCGACCGTATCGTATGTGAATGTACCATCGTCCGGTCTGCCTTCCGACATGCGGGTCTCTCGTATAGCTTGTAACTGCCTTTGACGTGATGACCTAAAAACCCTACTTGCGTGTGTTCTGTCGCCGAATTCAGTGTGCCCCAAAATCGCAGCAGTTTGTTTTATGGATTCTGTGTAAACATTCATTTTAGCCTCTATCGAGTTTCCTTTTAAAGTGCTCGATACTTGGGTCCAAACTGATGAATAAGTGACACCAGCGAACGCGGCGCTGTTCAGTTTTTCGAAAATCCTATCGCGGAGTTGACTTTCGTTTGTTATTTTTCCGTCTTCTGTCTCTTGAGCAAGGACCATTATTAGACTAGTTGTGCGATTATTTTTTTGAAGTGGTGTTATAGGCGTACCATCTTGAGCCAATTTATCTTCGGCCTGTAGTGCTGTTCTTATATTATTTTGCTCGGAATTCACCATCCTAAGAAATGCAGCTTGGTCATAATCTGCGCCGGTAAGGTTGTTATCTTTTTCCCACTTCTCTGTGAAGGCTTTCAGCTGTCTTCGGTTCATAATATATGGCTGCCCATCCTTGCTGAGTTCAGCTCTTGCAGTAAACCAGTCGGATTGGATGGTTCTGTCGTTTTTGGCTCTTGTGATATTGCCAACCGTATATTCGTCTTTTATATCTTGGATTTGGTCATCTTGTAGGCGACGTATAGCCGCATCGACCTGGCCATCTTCAGACAATGACAGCCCGCTTGCGATTTTGACAATCCGCCCATCTTTATTTTCATGGCGAGGAAGTTTTTTATTGTCACTTAATGCTAAAAACTCCGTTAATACACTAATGCCTTGTGCGCCGCCTTTCCCCTCAGCATACGCTAACATATCCTTAACAAACTCTGCTCGCGAAGAACCCGCAGTTTGTCCTGATACGCGAAACATTGTTTGTCTAATATTCCAAGCTGTACTAACAGCTTGTTCTGTAGTTAGGTTTTCGTCGTTAAGTATATTAACAGTTTGTTCGCTGATATTTGCTTTGTGACTTTCTTGTTGGTACTTCTTTCGATACGCAGCATGGCTAGTAGTAAGGTTAGCAGATGCTTGCTGTATAATAGGGGTTGCTCCCGCAATGTAATGTGGGTTTGTTCCTAACGCATTAAGATAAGTTTGCGTTTCTCCAGCCATCCATTCAGGAAAGCTTCCGATTTCATTTTTATTCTCTTCGTACTTAGCAATTGTATCTGCTCGCCAACGGGTGGCATGATTATATCCCAGTACTTCATTATACGAGGCTTGCCATATGTCGCTTTTATCAGGGTGTATAGCTTCTGCACTTACAGTATCCAGCACCTGCCCGGCGTCTATCTTCTGGAGAAGAGCCGCTCGTGTGGCCGTAGCTTTATCTGTTTTATCTTGTTTGTCTTGCCAGATTTTCTCTTCAATTTTAACTTCCGCAGAAGCAACTCCTAGAGTTTGTTTAAGGTCTTTCAGCCCTTGACCGTCATTATACACCTCGGCGGAATATTGCGGCTTCACTTGTACAAACGTATCCACAGGTGTCCTGAGGTTACGCATTCCTCGTACTTCAGGGACATCTATTTCACGTCGGATACGTTGTCGGTCCCGCGAAATTTGTCTAGTAGCCATTACCAAGGTACTCCTGTGTGGCCACTTGAATTCCTGTTGTAAGCAGCCGTCTTGGCAGATGTGGGTGACTTGAACAAGCCCTTCTTATCCCCATAAGAAACTCCCGCTCCTGCAATTTCTAACATCGGACCCAACGGGCTTGGACCTGAGTGATATGGCATGAGCCTGTTTTCTTCTATTCTAGATGCTTCTTTTGCTTTAATACCTCGTTTATCCGATTCTAATTGATTACCAACTTGTGCCATTTCTTCTAAGGCGTTCTGCTCACTTCTGGCTCCAGCAGCATTAAGTTCGTCATACGCTTCAACAACAGAGCCAGCGAGGTTTAGCCCTGCGCCAGATGCCGACACTAACAATTCAGCGGCTGTCCCTCTGCTGGACAATTCATTTTCGTAAGCATCTTCAAGTATTCTCTGATTTTCCATACGGGCTCTATCTTCAAGTCCATCGCGCTCTTCGTTTGCGGAAACTCTCGCCCGCATATCCGATTCCATCTTAGCAGAATTTTCTGCACTTATAGCGGCGTTCTTGGCCTTTGATTCTTGAGAGGAAGCCGCAAACCCCGCGCCAGCTGTTACTATCGCGAGTGCTAAACCGATTGACGCGGGATCACACATTTATTTTCCTAACTTTGCAAACTCATAGAAATCTTTTTTAAAAGGACCGTAAGGACACCTGCGTATAAATACAAATCCCAACCATTTTAGCCACTTGTGGTGTACATGGTTTCTGACATCTGTATAGTTCCATAGAAGTTTGTGTTTTATATGGAGTTCTTTGACATATTGTTTGTTGAGGCGCAGGAATGGTATTGTAAATTGCTCTAACACATGTGTCCCGACCATCCACACTGATCCGTTTGGAGAAGTCCCAAATATCATAAAAGGTTTATTATTTTTAGTAGCTACCTTTAAATAATCAGCCGACATTGCCCCTGCGAAAACAGATGTAAACGCATCGTTTCCAGAGGCTGCGTATAGTTCGTTAATATCAGATTTTCTGAGGTTGTTAGAGAGATACGATATATCGTTGATTTCACAGCCTCGTATTTTATACTCTTCTTGTTTTTGGGGTATACATTGCTTCCCATTCTGTTGACGAGAATGCGGAGTTAAATGGGGTGTCATTTTTAATTGATACTTCTACTTCGTCATTTTTACTAAATACGGGAAATCTAAATTCACCAGTGTCATATCCTGTTTGGCCAATTATGTTCCCACTCGCGCCCAGAACTCGCCCAGTGAATGCGTAAGTCTTTGTGGGTTTGTTAGTAGGGGTCACTTCGACTTCAAACTGAGACGTATTTAAATATAAAAGAGACATATACCTAAGTTGCAGTCTTCCATCTTGAATAGGGACCTGTGATCCTCTTTCTCCTTCCCGCAGGAATTGGGTGCTATACTGGTATTCGAATGTGTAAGGCAGACCAATATGGAAAGACTTGGCTGTAAAATCTCCTTCAACTACTATTTGTGTTGTAGTTTGCGAGATTATCGGAGGTATTGTGCCGTCACTTTCTACAATTTGCCACGTTGCCGTTTCAATATAAGGGACGGTTATGGTTGTCCTATTTGTTGCGCTGTCAAAGCTTTCAGTACACTCCGCTTGCGTAACCCGCCGGTCTAATAGGACATCGTTTGGTGTTCCATCAACGCCTTCCCCTTCAGAAAGCGTCAGCTTATCAATGTGAACTCCTGAATTAGAC